GTTACCACTTTAAAAGACATACTAAATATTATTACATGGAGACATCAATCCATTAAGAATGCAATTGACTGGTTGAAGTTTACTAACCCAGCAGGATAAATTATGCCATCTTTTTTAAGAGACCCTCTAATAGTTACACAGGGATTAAATCCAGAACTGTGTGAAGAAATCATAAACATTGGAACCCATATAGATACCAGTTATGCTGCGATTGGTGGTAGTAGTGGAGAGGAAGATTATAATGTAAGAAAGTCTGGGGTGTCGTGGTTTCCAAAAGAAATGACTATTGCAGATGGTAGAACTAAACTTAATGAAGATGTTTTACAACCAATAGTATATGATATCAATGACAAACACTTTGGATTTGATTTAACCTACCACGAAAATAATCAATTCACTACTTACAGAGCACCAGATGAACATTACCAATGGCATTGTGATGGAGGCCCAGATACCTATCAACTTGAAGGAAGTAAAATAGAGACAGATTTAATAGCTCAGGATGAAGAACAGGTTGATACCTATAGGAAACTTTCTTATATCTTTCAACTATCTCATCCAGATGATTATGATGGTGGTCGTTTAGAATGGATAGACCCTTGTCATAATCATTCAGAGATGGATTGGGGATTGTTCATAGAAACATTACCACAGTCTGCACAGGAACAAGGGACTCTTATAGTATTCTCCTCAATTCTCTATCATAGGGTCACTCCAGTGACTAGAGGTAAAAGGCATTCATTAGTAGGATGGATATGCGGCCCACAATTCAAATAGAAAAAATAGATGAGACTTATATAAGAGTCACATCAGAACCATCAGTTCAACAAGAATTAACAGATTATTTTACCTTCCCAGTGCCAGGCGCAAAGTTTATGCCTTCTGTTCGTAACAGATATTGGGATGGTAACATAAGGTTGTATTCTTATTCAGATGGTAAACTATACACAGGATTGTATTATGCAGTCCAACAATTTGCACAAGACAGGGAGTATGACATAGATGGATACAGATGGGAAACAGATGTCGAAGAAGAAAAATTCGTGGAAAACTTACAATTACCTTTCGAGGTTAGAGACTATCAAACAGAGGCTATTACTCGTGCGATCACGAGCAGACGATCTCTCTTGGTTTCACCTACTGCTAGTGGTAAGTCTCTTATCATATATGCTATTGCACAACATTTTATAAAGATTCATAGGAAACGAGTATTGATTATTGTCCCTACAACATCATTAGTAGAACAGATGGCAACAGATTTTGAAAGTTATGGATATAATAAACCCATAGATAAGATGTATGGTGGTAACAAGATAGGTGATACTGAGGTAGTGGTAACTACTTGGCAGACTCTTAGCAGGATGCCTAAGTCCTTCTATGACCACTTTGGTGCAGTATTTGGTGATGAAGCACACCTATTTAAAGCAAAAGTTCTCACAGGGATACTTGAGAAAATGAAGAATATCTCTCACAGATGGGGAACTACAGGAACATTAGATGACTCGCAAACACATAAACTGGTACTGGAAGGTCTTTTTGGCCCTACTCATTTTGTTACTAGCAGTGCCGATCTTATAGATGATGGCACTCTTGCAGACTTAAATATTCAATGTTTAGTCCTAAAATACCCTAAAGAAGTATCTAAATTAGTATGTCAAATGGATTATCCAAGAGAAATGGAGTTTTTAGTTGATAATAACAAAAGAAATCGTTTTATTCGTAATTTAGTACAGGATAGGGGTGGTAATACCCTCATCTTGTTCCAGTATGTAGAAAAACATGGAAAACAATTACATAGTGACTTCTTACAACTGGGTGGTAGTTTATTCTTCATATATGGTAAAACAGATACCCTTGCACGAGAAGAGGCTAGGCACCTTTTGGAGAAATCAGATAACACAACAATCATTGCATCTTATGGTACTTTCTCTACTGGAATCAATATGGAAAACCTAGATAACATAGTCTTTGCAAGCCCATCCAAGTCGAAGATACGAATATTACAATCTATAGGAAGAGTATTAAGGAAAGGAAAATCTGGGAAAGCAACTGTATATGATATTGCAGATGATCTATCTTTTGGAAAAAAACAGAATTATACCCTAAAACACTTTAAAGAAAGAATAAATACTTATAACAAGGAAAGATTTTCCTATAACATCCATGACATAAAATTCAAATGAACTACAAATACTTAAGACTTAGAACAGGAGAACACATAATCTCTATTATAGAGAATGTTGTACAAGGTCAAGTCAATCTGGTCATGCCTATGATTGCAGACTTGATACCATCTATGTTAGGTCATGGAACAGTAATGAAACTGTCACCTTTAGTCCCTTATACAAACGAAAGTAAAATAACAATTAATGCAGCTGACATAACTTATTCTGCTGAAATAACAGAACAGTTTCAAAAGTTTTACGATAAGGGAGTTACAGATTGGATAAAGATGAGAGATGAATTAGGTGTAGAAATAAGAACACCAAAACAAGAAATAGAACATGGTGCTGAAATCCGAAATCTCATCCAACATCATGCTAGAAAATTCTTTGATAATGAAATGACAAATCTTCCAGAGGACTTAAGTGAAGAGGAAGTTGAAAGGGAATTTGCAGAATGGATTGCAGATCAAGGTGATGATACCAAAGGGACTATACATTAATAATAGCTATATCTATCCCTTTCCAAAGGTACATATTATTTTAACACGAGAAGCTAAAGCTGTCAAGTCTTTTTTTTACTTGACAAGCCTACATTATGAGGTATAATAGATAGATGGTTACAAAAAAGAAACCAGAACATTATGTAAACAATAAAGAGTTTACAGCAGCGATAACAGAACATAACATTGCAGTTAAGAAAGCAGTCAAAGATGGAGTGGAACCACCTAGAGTTTCAGAGTACATTGGAGAGTGTATCTACAAAATTGCAACAAGGTTATCAACCAAACCCAATTTCATTAACTATTCTTATAGGGATGAAATGATTTGTGATGGAATTGAGAACTGTTTACAATATATAAACAACTTTAATCCAGAGAAATCTCAAAATGCATTTGCCTATATAACCCAAATTATATACTATGCATTTTTAAGAAGAATTCAAAAGGAAAAGAAACAGTCAGCAATTAAACAAAAGGCGATAATGAATTCTGGTATCCTAACTGATATGGTAGATACTATTGAAGGGGATACACAGCAGTATAGTAATACATATGTTGAGTTTTTACAAGACAATATGAATGAAATAAACTATAAACCCAGAGGAAAAAAGAAAGTAGCACCAAAAAATAAAGGTGTTGAAAACTTTTACCAGTCCACGAAGTAATGAAAATTGCTATTTTAAACGACACACATTGTGGTGTTCGTAACGATAATATACAATTCCATGAATTGCAGAGAAAATTCTATGAAGAACTTTTCTTTCCTTATCTATTAGAACATGACATTAAACATATCCTTCATCTTGGAGATTATTTTGACAAGAGAACAGGTATTAACTTCTTATCACTTCAAAGGAATAAAGAACACTTTGTAGATCATCTTAGTGAGTATGATTTGACTATGGACTTGGTTCTTGGTAATCATGATCTATATTATAAGAATACATCCGAAGTAAATTCACCAACTGCATTATTAAACCATCCAAACATAAAAATTTTTGGGGATATTGTTACCAAAGACTATGATGGATGTAAACTTTGTTTAGTGCCGTGGATTCATAGGGGAAACATTGATGATACAGTAGAACACCTTGATACAACTAAAGCAAGTATTGCAATGGGACATTTAGAAATCGAAGGTGCAATGATGATGCCAGGCTATTACTCAACACATGGATTGAGTCTGGATACATTTAAAAGATTTGATAAAGTGTACAGTGGCCATTTTCATATTAGGTCAGAAATGAATAACCTAATCTATTTGGGTTCTCAGATGGAATTTACATGGAATGATTTTGGTGATCCAAAACATTTTCATATATTTGATACTGCAACAAGAGAGATGTTACCAGTAGCAAATCCAATTAGAATGTTTGAAAAAGTATTCTATGATGATTCTAAAGAAACAATAGAATCAATACAAGAAAAAGATTTTTCATATTTAAAGGATATGTTTGTCAAAATAATTGTTATCAGTAAAGATCAACCTTATTGGTTCGATATGTTTATTGATAAAATTGCAAAGGCAGATGTAGTTGACTTTAAGGTAGTAGAGGATCATGGAAATCTGGATATGATGGCTGATGAAGACGCATTATCAGATGCAGAAGATACTCTGACTATATTAACTAAACACATAGAGGCTATGGAAATCTCTGGTGATAAAACAAAACTTGACAATCTAATGAGGTCTTTATACACCGAAGCATTAGATGTGAGTTTTTAAATGGAAAGATTAATGGTAGGAAATCAACATGGAATAGTATACAGTGGGCAATATGTTTGTGAAGGACATTATGTTTCATTTCGTATATTAGATACTACTACAGTAGTGATAAGTGAAATCATGGATTTACCTAGATTTCAGACTAAGGGTAGAACCTATTCAACTGAAAAGAAGGTTCCACTTGATGAAGCAATTGAGATACAAGATAAGTATATTAGTTTAGGGTATGATAAGATTTCATAGTGTAAAGTACAAAAACTTTCTATCCACAGGCAATAACTTTACAGAAATCTTCCTTGATAAAAGGAAGGCCTGTTTAGTTATAGGTGAAAATGGAAGTGGTAAATCAACAATGTTAGATGCATTGTGCTTTGGTTTATTTGGTAGAGGGTTCAGAAAAGTACCTAAAACCCAGTTAGTTAACTCTATCAATGGTAGACATATGGTGGTAGAGGTTGAATTCTCTATAGGCCAGAAGAGATATAAGATAGTTCGTGGTGCAAAACCAAACATCTTTGAGGTATATCTACATGATAAACTCTTAAATCAAGATGCAAGTATGAGAGATTATCAAGATCATCTTGAAAAACAAATCCTAAAAATGAACTACAAGGCCTTTACACAGGTTGTTATTCTAGGTAGTTCAACATTCGTACCTTTCATGCAAATGAACACATCAGATAGAAGGGGTATTATAGAAGATATTCTTGATATTAATATATTCTCTATTATGAATGATATCCTAAAGATTAGAATGGGTGCATTGCGATCTGAACTAAAAGAACTAGAATATGACATCAGATTATCCGAAGATCGTATTGATACCTATAAAAAACACATAAAAGCTCTTGGAGCTAATCGCCGGGCCAAAGTCACGGACTTCCGAACAAGTATTGAAAAAGCAGAGAAAAATAACGAGAAACTACAAGAAGAATGTACTTTAATCCTTGAACAAGTAGATACAAAACATGGAGATATTAATCACTTAGATGATGTAAGACACAAACTACAACATACTTTGGACATAGAAAAGAAGTTAGAGGATGCGAAAACAAGAGGCAACAAGGAAATTACCTTCTATGAAACTACTGATGAGTGTCCAACATGTCATCATAATCTTGAAGACACATTCAAGTTAAAGAAGATCAATACAACTAAAGGGACTTTAGAGGAGATCACAACTGCTTTAACTGACCTAGATGAACAGGTAAAAGAGATCAATAAGGAACTTGAGGAAATAAGAGAAGTTCAAGGACAAATTGACGAACTTTCAAGAGAAGTTAATAAAAAACAGACAGAAATCAATGCATCTAACCAATACA